GCAGGAATTCCAGGCCGTGCGCGCCCAGTTCCAGGCCAAGCAGGCAAGCCAATCCGCGTTTGACCGCTGGTTCGGGAAAGGCGTGGAAGGCGTCAACGCGCGAAACGGTAAACCGCTGGTCCTATACCACGGCACCAACAACCCTGAATTCAACCAGTGGGACGAATCCCGATCCGGGCAAGCCAGCCAGCATCCGACCGCTGGCTTGGAGTTCTTCATGACCGCCGACAAGCGATCCGCCGCGCGCTACGGTTCTCGGCTGTTGGAACTGCACGCCAAGATCGATAACCCATACTTCATGACCGATGCCGACCTAGTGAGCATCGAGGACACGCAAGACGCGGCGCGGTTTCGGCGCAAGCTGCAAGCGCAAGGCTACGATGCGGCAGTGATCTCAGCCCCCGGTGGAGCGCCCTATGTTGTGGCGCTACGATCTAATCAGGTCAAGCTGGCCAGCAACGATAACCCGACCGAGAGTGAGGATTTTCGGTATTCTCGTCCCGGAGGTCGCCAATCTCCGCCAGCGGCGAATCCTCTTCCTGCTGAAACCATGGGGCAAGCCGCGCTTCGAGCCGTGCAAGATCGGTTTATTCGATTCCAAGTGGTTCAGGATTGGCTCAATCAGCATGGTGTCAATTTGACGCCAGATGCTGACGTGTACGGGGCTGAGTCGCTGTTGCCCAAGGTTACGGCTGCACGCACTCAAGATGCACGCGAGAAAATACTTAAGCCACTCATTGAATCGGCGGCAGGAAAAAAGTGGAGCATCCAGGGCGGCGACCTACTAGCGGCGATTGAAGATCAACAGCCATTGCCCACGAAGTTCAAGCCATCGATTCCTGAATTCCTGCACGCGCAACACGCAATTGAACGCAATGCGCAAATCGCCAAGATCAAAGGCGCTCCAAAAGATGGCTCCGGTCTGAACGATGCGCAGGCGCATGAGATTCTAACGAGATACCGAGTGATGCCTAATTTCTCGGAATTCTCGGCCATGGCTGAAAAGTTTCGGACTATTACAGACCAGACTCGGCGCATCCTAAGAACGAGCGGAATTATATCCGCAGAGCAAGAGGCCGCATGGACTAGCGCTTACAAGAAGTATGTCCCGTTGAAAGGGGGTCCAGATACAGCCTCGCAACAAAATGGAACTGGTCCTGGGATTAGCGTTAACCCTGGAATGAAGCGCGCTCTAGGGCATCGCCTACGCGATGAGAATATTGTCGAGAATATATGGCGCGATCACGAACGGGCGATTTATCTTTCCGAGAAGCAAAAAGTCACTCGCGCTTTAAGGAATATGCTGGAGCAGGCCAATAATCAGAATATCGGCACCGTTGGACAGCCAGAGAAGAAAGCGACCCTGCATCAGGGATACTATCATCAGGTTTGGATTGACGGGAATCCACTAGGCGCGTATGGCTCCTACAATGAGGCCAAGGCAGCCATTTCATCAGACGCCCAACAAAGCGGACGGTCTCTCTCTAAATACGCGGTTGTTCATAAGCCTGCCGATCCGGCCGTGGTGTTTATGAGCCGTCCGATGCTAGCGGACAATGAAGTAGCGCTGTACGAGAATGGCCAACGTATACGTCTACAATTGAACGACGAGCTATTGGCGAGGGCCGCGCGTAACCTCGGAGTTGACGGAGCGAGTGGACTTCTTAAGGCCGCGCAGAGTTTCAATCGTTGGCTGAGTCACGCCTACACCGGATATAACCCTGAATTTATCTTGGCCAACGTGGCCAGAGATATGATAACCGGCATGATTAACCTGTCCGGTCAGTATGGCGGCAAGTTTGCGCTGAAAGCCCTCAAGGGCTACGGATCAGCAGTTCGTGGCCTGTGGAAACAGATTCACGGCAAGGCTGATCCATGGGTTGATCGTTACCGCGCGGCTGGCGGAAGCACCGGGGCGGCGTATCTCTCCGACTTAGAGCGGATCGGTACAGACTTGAAGCGCACCTTCCAGGATTACCAAGGCGCATCAGAAACCTTGCGACAGGGGGATCGTTCTGGAGCGGCGCGGGTCGCCGTCTCGGATAAAATCCGCTGGCTTGGCGGCTGGATCGAGAAAATGAATCAGGTCGGGGAGAACGCGCTTCGAGTAGCGACTTTCCGCGCCATGGTGGAAGCTGGTCACTCTGATGCCGTCGCCGCTCGCGCGGCGGGGGATGTGACTGTCAACTTCAATCGCAAGGGCGAATTGACGACAACGCTGGGCGGTCTTTATCTGTTCTTCAATCCTAGCATCCAGGGCACAAAAGCGATGTGGGATGCGCTGGCCAAAGGCTCTCATCGGGGCCAAGCCATGGCGCTAGCGGGGAGTTTGACTCTCCTTGCCTTAACATTGGCCGAATTGGCAAGAGGCGGAGACGATGCCGATGAAGAGGCATGGAAGCGGATACCGGGTTATGTGAAGGATCGAAACCTAGTCATCAAGATGGGGGATATTCAAGGTACGATCCCAATCCCGTACGGTTACGGCGCGTTCTGGTCGCTCGGGAACATCCTGTCTGATCTTTCGCACGGGGAGGATAAGACCAAGGCGGGAATCCGTTTTGCCTCTTCTCTCTTCGAGCAGTTCTCGGCTATAGGAAATCCTTTCGCTGGCAACGAGGCGGACATTAAGAATGCGGTTTCTTTGTTGCCAACCGCACTCAAGCCGATGATGGAAATCGCCATGAACCGCAATAGTCTGGGCCGCCCCATCATGCCGGAAATGTCGCCATGGAATACCGCCCAGCCGGATAGCGCTAGGCGATGGCGATCCACGACTGGCAGCCTTTACGATGGCATTGCATCTGGACTCAATCGCTGGACTGGCGGCAATGCTTATCAGGCGGGAGCCATCGATATTTCGCCGGAGACTCTGAGCTATCTTTGGCGGACATTTACGGGCGGCGCTGGAAAGTTTGCGATTGACTCCATGGGGCTTGGAACGCGCATTGCGCAAGGCGTGTCGCCAGAACTTCGAGAGATTCCCGTCTTGAGGAAGTTCGTGCGCGCCGAGAGCATCCAGGATGCGAGAACGCTTTTCAATGAGCAATCGGCGACTGTTAGGCTAGCGGTCGATGCCTTCAACGCCGCCAAGCGCGCAAAAGACCTGCCGGCCATGCGCCAGATGATCGATGAGCAGCGGCAAGTCTTGGCATTGGGGAAGGTCTTGCAGACTGCGCAGAAGATGATCCGCGCTCGCCGTGAGCTTGAGGATCGGATCAACCAATCAGACCTTCCTCTCGAAGAGAAGCGCGCCCAACTCAAGGCGGTTGAAAAGCAGGAATCTGCAATCTTGAGCCGGTTTACAGCGCGCTTTGAGAAGGCAAGGCAGGGGGGAGATTGAGAAGTCAATCGCAGCTTCGTATCTCGTAGCAGCGGTCCAGGTGGTCGAGGATTGATTTCAGAGTGACAGCCGCCGCGTGATGCTCGTCAACCGACCATCTAGTTTGTATGCAAAAATGCGTGCGCTCGTTGTGATACGTGATCAGCTTATCAAGCATCTCGATTACTTCATTCCGGCATATCCGTTCGTCGTTTGTGCTCATGTGCGTTCCAGTCGGTTCAATAAAAAACCAGGAAAGCCAAGGAATCGAACCCTGGACCATCGCATGTTCACGGATCGCCACCGGCAAGTTTTCACTAACCTATGGAATCTTGGCATCCGAGAAGTGAGTCATGGATGACGAACGCCCCGGCGGGTCGAAGAAGGGATTGCGTAGGGACTCAGAACTGCAACGCATCTCGCGTTCGCGGTTCTGCCCGGAGCAGCCCGTCCCGCCGTTCTTAAAAAGCCGTCGCCGCCGTCTTTTTCGTTACGCTGTTGCATAGTCGAACCCATCGTTGCGCTGAATCAGTTGGAAGTGTTTGTAGCTGGCCCCTACGGTTCCCGCTGCGGTTTTGATGTCCAGCGTTCCCGTGGCGCGAATTCCGGCGAGCCGGGCAACATAGCTTCCGGCATATTTGCCTTTCGGCATGTGGAGTTTCACGATGTCCCCGGTTGAAAATCCAAAAGCTCGCTTGATGCGCCCGGCTTTCCCGCGTGGAAAGCCGAACCGGTCGGTGCGCACCACTTGATGTGTTCCCCGTCCTTTCGCCGTGATGACCAGCGGTTTCATTCCGTCTCGAATCGAAACCCGCTCGCCCGATTCCGCCACGCACACGGCATCAATCCAGTGGTCTTTCTCGAAGCCTTGGCGCGTCCGGTTGAACTTCGTGCGTCCGCCGCTTCCGGTCGTCACCGGTAGCCATGCCTTGAGTCGATTGACCAGCACCCAGCGACTGGCATTGACCGCTGCGGCGTCTTTCAACGGCGCTTTCGCTTGTGCCTGAATTCGTTTGAGCACGTCGGGCTGGCCCTTGAGGAATTCAGCCACTGGCTGGCTACCCTTGCGCTGGTTGCACGGCTGGCAGGCTAGCGTCAGATTGGATACCCGGTTGCTCCCGCCATGGGCCTTCGGCTGAATATGCTCAACTTGCAAGGGGACGTTCTGCGTGCCGCAATAGGCACAAGTACGGTTCCATTTTTCCAGCAGATATTCGCGGACTTCGTAGCCCGCCAATTCTCCCTGCTGGTATTCAACGCCGCTGACTTCCGGGTTGACCATTTGCTGCATATCGAACTTCACGAGTTCAACCGTGGCCGAGGTGATCGGACAACGGTTCGCCAGTTTGTTAATCACGGACTCGGTATTCATGACCCGGCTTTCAACAGAAGGCGGCAACCATCCCGCTTTACGGGTGCGATTCAGGAAGCGGGCGGGCCGATACCGGGTGTTGCGCCCACGTCGTCCACGGCGCAACGAGCGGCGGGATTCGAGGTTATTCCTGATCGCCTGCCCGCGATGGCTCAGGTTCGCTCCGAACAAAACGACCGCGCCCTGCTGCTCGAAGTGGCCGACCAGGGCAACGCCCGTCGTTTTGCTGCCTGGATCGACTTTGACTTCAACATCCTGCACATCGCCGTCAGCCCATACTGAGCCTATGTCACTAAAATCGGACAGACTACAGCTATCTGGCTGACGTGTCTATCTCCGTTCGACGGGAGACTTGAGAACTTTTGCAACGGACTTGGCGATATGCCAAGCAAGGACTGGCGGGACTGCATTTCCAATTTGCCGCTCTGTCTCCCTTAGCTTCGCATCGAAAATGAAATTGTCAGGAAAGGATTGGATGCGCGCGGCTTCACGCATTGATATGCGGCGCGGCAAATTATAGTGCCATTGTATGTTTCCGTGGCACTCTGCCCGGATGGTGTAGCCGGGCCGGTCGGCTAGAAGCCTACGGTCTCCCTGCTCCGGGCTTCTGCTAGCGCGACTCCAAATATGGTTGATGTGCGCGGCTTCCACCATCGAAACTAGGTCATGCAACGCTTCTCTTGCAGTAATATATGTTTGGGCATCGTGGGTTTGCGTGGGCGGTTTGAATGGCTTTATCTCTGGAAGCGTCCCAACAATAATCACGCGCTCCCTTGTCTGTGGGACGCCGTAGTCTGCGGCATGGTAAAGTTCATAGCTTACTTCATAGCCCAGCGCCTTGAAGTCCGCCAAAACCTTCTGAAGCGCTGCCGCGTGAGGACGCATCAACAAGCCTTTCACGTTTTCCGCGACAAATATCTTTGGTTTTACGAGCGCCACGGTCTCGACCATGGCCCGGTATAGTCCGCTTCGTTTGCCTGAAATCCCGGCTCCTTTACCATTCACAGAAATGTCTTGGCACGGAAAGCCGCCAATAACTACATCCGCTTGCGTAGGCAGGTCGTCCAACATTGTCCAAATGTCGCCTTCCCTCACATGCTGTCCAATGTTTTTGCGGTAGGTTCGGCAAGCGGCTCCGTTAATCTCATTTGCCCAAATAATCTCGAATGGGTGACTGGCGTAGCGTTTGCCAAGGAATGTAAATCCGCCTTTGAATCCTAAATCCATCCCTCCGCAGCCAGCGAACAGAGAAACTACAGTAAATGGGGAGCGGCGCACTTTCGGGAGCGGCTTTACCGAAACGAAATGTTGAGCGGTTTCTAGTGAAACTTCTCCATAAGAGAGTTCTTGCACGGGGCTGTTCAAAGCACAGTAACTTGCATCGCTCATGTTCTGGCTCATTTCGCAGCTCGCACTTCTCTTAACAAAGCTATCCTTCCCCGCCCTGAACGGCGGGGCTTGTCGCGCACCGGGTCATTACTATGCAGCGGCCCACACTCCAGCAGCGCTGCCAGCACAATCAGCTCATCAATGGCCAACATATCTCCCGTCATCCGTCTACATCCAGGTCCGCGCCATCAGCCTTCAGGCTGTCGATTTTCTCTTTTAGCCGCTCCATCCGGTACTGATTGATCAGGAGCTGAACTTTGGGGATCAATGCCATCGGCACCCGGAGCGTCCGGGATTCCCACAGCTCCTTTTTCCTCCCGCGCCCGTCGCCCGCACAAGATGGGTCTTTGTGATCAGTAGCAGTCATCTTATTTCCTCTTTGAAATAAAAATAAACAATAGGATACATGATAACATGCTACGTACTTGATATAAATCTTTATTGAAACACGCCGGTGCTGACGCCGCTTACATTACACCGCAACGCGCTCCGTGATCCGCATCGCTTCTTCGGCGTTAGCCATCCGATAGCGATAGACGTACCCGCGCGAACCCTCATGCCCTAGCAAATGACTGCCCTGCATGCTAGGGGTATCGTTATCAATCCACTGGGAGCCGTGCCGCTCCAAGAACACAACAGGCCCCATCGAAGTCATGACGGGCACGCCTAAAGGCGGGGAAATGTCGCCCGGCAGCAGAATCCGTTTTGTTGGCGCGGCACCGACCGGTTGTTCAGCAACAGCGCCCGCCGGCACAAATTTCGTCAGTTTCGACGGTACATTGCCTTTCTTGGTTACATTCCAGTACCAGAGCCGCAATCCATTGTCCCATTCAGCCCCTAACGCTTTCGCTTTATCTTTGTCCCCGAACGGAACATTCAGATAGATATGATCCTCAGCAAGAAACGGCGTGCTGGCCAACGAACGCGGTTTCTTCATCCGTTCTTCGCGATCTGCGGCCCTTTGCCTTGCACGCGCCAATGCCTCAGCCTCAGCCTGTTTTTGGCGTAAGGCCGTCTTGATGCTGTCCAACGCCGTCCTGTAGCCGTCCAGCGAATCCGTATCCTCAGCCAGCAAATACAGTTTGTGCTGCAGCTCCTGCTGTTTGGAAGCAAAACGATATGCGGATCCGTACCTGTCTTTTTTCCCGATCAGACTGGCGTCGTTGACGATTCCCAAAAGATTGCTCATGTAGTCAATCCCATAACGCGCCGTAGACATGGCCGGATCCGCGCGGTACGCCTGCAACTGGCCAAAATATCGCTGTCGTTCTTCCGTCAAATCGGGATCAACAGACGGATCCGCTTTTTGCTCTTTCGCGACACGCTCATTGTGCGGCAACTGATAATCCGCCAGCTCCGAAGGAATCGCCCCTTTTTCTGTCGGCCAGAACATTTGCCCGCGAAATGGAACAGCTCCGAGCCGCCGGGCATGCGCCGTTTTGTCCCCCGGAATATAGAGCTTGATCGCATTCTGTGATGATTCGGATGCCGTGATAGACGGGGGCACTGCGACAGGCATAGGCCATTTCGCGAGCCCAAGCCGATTGTATGCCGACATCACAGCACTGGGATCACGATATAACGGAACGCTCGGGAACGAAGGCGCAGTCGGCTGCGCGATTTTGTACGCGAACGCAGCAGCCGGGTCGGCGGGCTGTCCATCAACAGGCACGGCGTTCGTAGCACGCATCAACGCCCTGAGCCTATAGAGCGTTTTTAAGCTATCCGGCGAATAATTGTTCGATGCTTTCGCTTGCTCGATATGCCGCTCAACGGCATTCAACGCATCGCGCTTCGCTTGTGCTAATGGTGCATCTTCTTTTTTTTGTTTCGACTCAACATATTGTTGGGTCGCGAAAATGGCTAGCGGGCGCTCGGCATCATCGGTCAACCCATGATGCAGCGGTTTCGATTTTGTAGAGACATACCAAAGACCGCGCTCTTTATCCCAAGCGGCTCCCATACGGTGCATACTATCCGCATCACTGATGCCGGCCACGTCTAAATAGACGCGAGTCACGGGGCGCGGCTCAACGTCAGAATGGACCGCATCTTTACGCGCACGCGCTAGCTTATTCGGCTGATCCGGCGCGGCATCCGTTTTTTGTTCCGCCGCAACCCAGACGGAAACAAACCGACCCCCGACACGTCGCCATGCTGAACGTAGCACGCCATCATCAACAAGTTTCTGCCCCTCCTTCAAATACATGTCTTTTCTGAAAAACCCGCGCGCCTTGATTTTGTCCAAAATAAATTGCCGACGCTGTTCTGGCGTCGAGCGATCTGCGAACGGGGACAGCGGTGGCGGCGGCGGGCGCAAACGCCCCGTGTCATCTTCCATCCACCCCGCGAACAGATCGCCCGTGACGGAACGCGGCGCATCCTGCTGGGAGCCCGTGGCGACCGCCCGCGCATCCGGTTTCGGCTTTTTGCGGCGAGCAGGCTTCGGCAGGTCGTCGAACAACAGCAACGTGCGCGTATCTTTGCGCGGAGCGTGCGCAAAACGACGCGTTGCATACTCATTGACATGCACGATCGCGCCGTTTTTTAGCCGCCGCTCATGCGCTTGCACACGCCCTTTCAACAACAAGATGGCCATTTATACCTCCTCGCCCTCGTCATCAACATAGGAGGAGCAACCGGGATCAGCGGCACCGACCTGCATTTGTAGTTCCGTACAAAACCCTTTCGCAAACGCCAAGCATTTCCCGCATTGCCCCGACACCTTAGATTCCATCATCGCCGCGACACTACTTGGCAAACCAGGGATACCGCCGCCCGTGTCCTCCCTCATATCATCGCGTAATGACATATCATTCCCGCCCGGCAAAATAAAATGCGTCGTTCCGTAGGCCCGAAACCATGCCAAACACAACATCATCAACGAAAAAGATGCGTGCGGATCAAGCCCCATCTTGATAATCATACGCTTCGCTGTAGCGACGCGTACACTGTCCTCATCAGACTGTAGCAAAAGACCGGTTTTTGTATAGTGCTTCCAAAACACTTCCTGCAAAACAGGACCGCGCCGCATATCCCCACGCTCGTCACGATAACTGGCCTGCAATCGCGCGGGGTCCGGAAACAAAATAAACTGCTCACGCAAGCGAGCAGCCGCCCAGTCCAAAACACGATAACGATCAGCTTGCAGCGTCCATGGATCAAAAAATTCCGATTTCGTCTTGCGATCTGACGCGCTAACCGCCACATCACCCCATCCAACAAAGTCCTCACGATCTTGATATGACGTAACAAGCCACACTTTTCCGCGATGTCGATGCGCAAACATACGTGCAGAGTCAATATCCGGTAATTGCTCTACAACACAGACGACGACGCCATATTTCTTAATGAGCACATCCAGCCGCTCCCATGGATTCAACTGCTGAATCAGCTCAACATGAATAATCGCCATTCGCCCGTCTGGCATTCTCTCTGCGATCGTGACAACGCTAAAGCCGCCCATTTGATCAATGCCCATACACGTCCCGTTTGCCGACTCTTTCCACTGCACGCCCACACGCCGCCCCTCATCAGAGCAACGCCGCAGTGTCTCCAGAGTAGCCAACAGATTTCCAGCATCAACAAATGGCCGCCCCAGTTTCCGGCATGAAAAATTTTGTCTCCGCAACGACGTGTCCGCCATCCTCGCAGCCCGCAATAACTCGGCTGGACGAATTGTAGGCGACAGTGTCTGTGGCAAGTGATAGGAACGAAATTCAGCCGTCGGATTCATCGCCATCCATGAGCCGTCTTGCGGATCAGCAATGAGATCACCGCACACCGGACACATGTAATGCCAATCGTCATGAAATAACGTGACCGGATATTCATCTTCCCGATTATTCAAAAACGCATCAAAGAAGTAGTCAGATACAACGCACCCGTTTGCACATGAACAGTCCGAATGATATGTGCGCTGGTCCCCCATCAAATAGAACGCATTAATATCAAGATCAGGGAACAGCGCCGTCGAAAGAAGAAATCGATACCGCATTCTTGATGCCGAAAGACGTTCGTAAACACGATCAATCTGCTCCAATGTCATGCCTTGCACTTCGTCCATAAAGAGCAGATCACCGGGGAATGATTCGGTAACGCCGCCCGCTTTTGAACTGGTCCACAGAAAACGGTAAAGCGAACCAATGCTTTGCATAGTTCGCGTTAATACGTTTCCTTCGCTTGGGCCACCGCCAGTCAGAAGATAATGAACATCAGGAAGAGAACGCACAATCGGCAGAAATCGCGTGCTTGATAGCTCCGTTGATAGCTTCATATCAGGCATATAATACAATACCTTGCACGGGCTCCATTTTATCCCCAGATAGAGCATTGCAAGCATCGCCAAAACAGTCGCCCCCATTTGAGCGGCCTTTTGCAAAACGGTTGTGCGCCCGAATCCCTCTTGCGGGGATGTCGGGATTGAATCATATATTTCCCATAATGCGCGCCGATTATCGAGCCGAAACGGCAGCTCATCAATCAATAATCCGTTTGTTGCAACAGATTCACACCAAGACCTAAACCCCTCGTTCGGCCCAATCAGATTCTGTCTAGCACGGCTTGGCTGTTGCTGCGCCCTCACCCGCTGCAACAGCGCTGGAGGGATATGAATCCCCGGCCTCGTCGCTGCTTCCCTCACTGCAGCGGCTAGCCAAGCCGTCGATGATTTCTTGGAGTTCGCCATTCGTTAAATCCCGCACATCGGGCTGACGCCAGCGACTACGGGCCGGCCCGCGCTCCAACAGAAACGCCGCCGCCCGCCAATCAGCTTTCGCATGCCCACGTATCCCCAGAACCAGTTCGACTTCTGACTCAGCGACAGCATTTTGGAATGCTAACCAAAAATTTCGATATTCGCCGTGTGTTTCCCGCTTGCCGCGAGCAAGCCAGCGCTCCAGCGTTTTACGATCAATACCACCGTACGCCGCCGCAACATGTTGAAAATTCCCGGCCCGGATCACTTGTAAAATTTTCTTCCGCACTTCTGGCGTGAATTGCGACGTGCGCCCGGATCGCTTCTTAGCCGTGCTATTCATCGGATCTTTCGGAGTCATCGCATGTTTCCCCGTCCCATGTCATCCCATCACGCTCACGGCGAGCAACACGCCCAGTAAATTGACACCACCTCGCGACCGCCAGATCAACATACGCCGGATTCAGCTCAATACCGTATATAGACCTCCCAGTCATTTCACCGGCAATCAACGTTGTTCCTGACCCCAAAAACGGATCATAAACAGCCTGTCCCGGCGAAGAATTATTTCTAATCGGACGAGCCATGCACTCTACCGGCTTTTGTAGGGCATGCCCCGTTTTGTTTGGAGGCGGGCGATCAATAAACCAAACTGTCGATTCTTTTCGTCCGCCCTGCCATTCCCCTTTTTCATGTGAGCGCACCGCATATGTCGCTTCTTCATGATCGTCGATGAAACGCTCTTGCCACCCATCGCATTCGCCGCGAGACGCGTACGTCACAGATTCATGCTGCCACTGATAAGGGCCGCGACTAGACACAGCTTTGTTTTTTACCCACACAATGGAGGCGCGCGGCATCAATCCGCTCGCCACCAGCGATTCTTGGACCGCAACCACATGAAGCGCGGCATGCCACACATACGCGACCGTACCAGGAAACAGACCCCACGCCTCCTGCCAGTTCGGACCCTCATCATTCGCGCCGACCCCTTCGGCACGATGATGGGAATGCCGCTTCTTATTGCGCCAACTGGGCTCATAGCGCACGTCATGCGGCGGTTCCGTCACCATGACCAGCGGACGCACATCGCCTAACACACCCGCAACGATGTTTGGATCCGTGCTATCGCCGCAAATCACGCGATGCGTCAATCCAAACGCGGATTCTAAAATCCATACATCCCCGAGCTGGGTCGTGGGCGGCGGCGGCGGCGGTAGCTCATCCGCTGCCATTTCAGACTGGCTCGCCCGCTCTAGCAAGTCGCGCAATTCTGACGATGACAAACCCGTGAGCGTCAAATCCGCGCCCGCCTCGCCCAGCTTTCGCAGATCCGCCGCCAGCGCGGCTGTATCCCATGGCGACTCGGCTAGCCGATTATCGGCAATCCGGTACAGCTGAATTTGCTCGTCTGTCCAGCCCGTAACGCTCAGTACGGGCACAGTCTTCAGTCCGAGCGTTCGCGCCGCGAGCAGCCGGCAATGGCCAGCGATCAATAATCCTGCATCACTACACAGCAGCGGAAGTGTCCATCCGAATTCCCGTATAGAGCGAGCGACTTGCTCAACCTGATCAGCCGGATGAGTTTTTGCATTGCCTTCGTACGGAATAACCCAATCAATGGGGCGATTCTCAATCGCCCCACCCGGAAACGAGATATCTGCAATATCCATCCAACCCTCCTAGCGCATGACAACCTCTATTTCGCTGCACCCCGCTACCGCCTCATCGCGCGCAGCTCGCCGACAGCGCAGCCCAACATTGGCCCCGGACGTCAACGTCACCCCACATGCGCACAAAGCTTCAACGCTGCCCGTCGCTTCTGCCCCACAGTCCGCACAACGCGCTGTAACGCCGATCTGCGAGCGCCGAATCAGAACCCGCCCCATACAATGACGACATACGTGATCAGAGATGTCCCACATCATCGCCAGCCTCGTAGTTGAGCGGCAACAGTGTTGCTGCAACCGTACCGCACCTCGCGAAACATGTTGGCCGACGCTCGCGACGCAACACGATCAAAAACGCCTCAAGCATGTTCGCAATATCATGCGCTTGTTCTGTGCGCCATGCGCCATCCGGCTCATCAGGACGATACAGAAATGAACACGCATGCAGATGATAGCGTCGCGCAATTTGTGACGGAAAATCGCCGGCCCGGTTAGCACCACGCAACAACTCGCGCTCGCGGTTATAGCATGAGACGCAATGTCGCCCGGATACGATCCGGGCTGCCGGTCGATGGCAGCGCGCACAGAGCGCGAGCAGCGTTTGAATGCTGGGCGTCAACTGCGGGCGCTCTACGCGCACGCCCGCACGTGCCGAGCCGTCCGGACAATCACGACAATGCCATCGGCTACTCCATGGCTCCGGCTTATGCTCTTGAGCACGCCGCCAACTGGCAACACACGACTCGCAACTTAATAACAACGAGCGCGCCGAACAGTAAATCAGCGATTCTTCAGCGGGAGCGCCCATATGCGCTAGCGCACTGTACCCAAAACGATCTTGCCGTCTTTTTCAATCAGCCAGCCTTTTGAGAACGCAATATTGAGCACTAACACGACCAACAATTGACCGGCCAGCTTTTTTGCGCCCTGCAGACCCGCCGTTACGATGTCCTCTAAAACTTGGCGCTTTGCGGTGCCCGCCATGCTGACGCTCGCCAGCTGCAGCATGCGCTGTTCCACTGACGCCGTATCAATTTGCAGCGCCGACGCCAAAACGCCCGATAACGCTTTCATCAGCCCAGTAATCACAAAGTTCATTCGATTTACCCGATTTCATTAACGTGTCTTCACTTCACAAATTACCCAGACAGCACTAATCTGTTGTCTCATTTCTTTTAAATCGTTTGGCGGCTCATGACCCTCCTTAAAATCGATTGAGACAGAACATGGAAAATCCACTTGCGGGGCAGCACGACAGCTAATCAGCAAACCACACAGCAATAGCAACCCCATTATTTTTCGCATCACACCCTTGATAAGTATGCCAAACGCCGACTTGGATTCCACCAATCTCCAAGCGCATCTATTGCATCACCCCACTGGCCTGCCCTAACAGCCCTGATAAACGCGCGGCGTGTTTTGAAGCGCTCCTGCAATGTCATGCATAGACCGAGCACTATCGCATACCGTTCGGCAGACAGCTCGCAATACTCTGGGAGGATATGCTGTAGCCGTCGTGTCGCGATCGCGCAATCCTGTTGAAACATCCCGAGCGCTTCCGACAGCAAAACAGGGCGCAATAGACGCTGATTTTCGACGAACCCCAACAGTTCATCAGAGCACAATACGTGCGCCCACCCGATACGCCACGTCGTTACGTAATCAGCGCAGCCATACGCCGGCCAACGCCGAAACTGTTCCGCAACGTGAAAGCGCGCAAAGAAGAAATCATTTGTCGCCGAAACCACTGCTATGCTCATCCGGCTGCGTTACAGGACCGCTAGGCCGGCGCGCCAGCCGCGTCGCCGGCACCGAGGGGGCACCTGACTGAGTAGGGGCTACGGAAACTTGCTGGCGAGGGATGGCGTTCGCAGGGGGCGTGGCTATGGCCGGTGGCAAGACCGCGTCGGGCGGTTGCTGTTGGGCTGACAAGGCCGCAATGACGGCCTCTACTAGCTTGTTCATTGGCATCTTGCCGAACCGGTCTGGCAGCAGCGTGCCCACCGCGCCAACGGCGATCATGCAAAACGGCACTAGCAGGTGCGCCAACTGTGGATGCTGCTGCAGCCAGATTCCGCCTACAGCCCAAATCGCATTCCGCAGTGAGGAACCCTCCAAAACCCGATTCCACACATACCCCAACACAAACTTTACGATAGTCTGAAACATCGCGACACCTCTACGCAACAAAAAATCGGATTACATCAAGTTAATGCCCGAAAAATAACATGATAGGCGGACACAAACGCTTCCAATCCATGCCGACCGCCATTAACCGCCTTCCTGGCGGCGGCCATGTCCTTGCGCTGGAGCGCCGTCAAAATTTGATTGAGTCTATCCTTAATGAATAACGCTAAAATCATGGCGGCTGGGCCAGGATCATTCGCTAGATCCGGCTGCTCGATCAATGGCACTCCCAGTAATAGCCCATAGCGCTGATAATTGCTCCGCCCCGTCAATTGCACGAAGCCGCGCCCAATATAGCGCGCGCCATCACCTGGCTTGGTGTTACCCAGGTCGCGCCGATTTTCGTACAAATCTCCGTATTGCTTAAGAGTATTGTATTTTGACTTAAACTCTTTTTTTGGAACGAAATCCGCTGTTTCGGCAGCGATCGTTCCTAGCGCATATGCAACAATCTCCGGATGATCAGAAAAATCAGCCGATACGAGCGATTGAATAACGAGCGCATCAGAAATGCTTGGCCAGTATTTCTGAATGTCTTGTATCTTCGCCCCTGGAAATGCCAAATGAATTTGCTTGCTCGTCAAGATAGCCATTTGATGTTTCCAAAATTAATGTGATTTTCCGGTAAAAACATAAGTCAGATAGTACCAGCAGGCCGCTCCAACTCCAGACAAAAAAGCCGTAAATAGCGCGGTAACTCCGAGTCGCGTATAAGCGCGGGCTGACGTATTAAAACTAAGATCCTCACGAAAACTGCGAATATCTTTCGGATCATTAATGTCAACGCCGATTGCGGCGAAAACGCGTTGCACGGCTTTTTCTGCCGCATCGTCCGCCGCTCGATCTTCAAGCGTTTCGATCTTTTTTTCCAAGCTCGCCATGATCCGCGCTATAGCAGCTGTCTCTGTTGCGAGATAATCAATGCGACTTTCTTGGCATTCAAGACGTGATTCAATGATTGGCCACAATGCTGAATCATCATGATCTGACGCCATTATTTTTCTCCGCAACGAGGCACTATTCAAAGATTAATCGAAAAAAACAAACCCGATATTAGGTGGCAGATGATCATTATGAATGATTCCCCATACCCATCTACAGCCTCATACTCATAATAAGGTGTTTGCCATGCCATGATTGCGAGCCACTCTCAAATAGTACGGGCATCGCTTGGCTCTTCGCATGGCACGCCACATCCGAAGACCCGTCCAGAGCTTGCAGCATGTCACAGAGATACGCTGGATTCATCCGAAACATGAGTTTCTCTGTAGCTGGATCATTCAGCTCTAACAGGTCGGACGCGCAATCACTTTGTAGTTTGAGCGTTTTCCCATCTACAGAAATAACAACGCCCTCCAGCGCCTTGGCATCGACCAACGGACGCATGCGTTTTACAGCCTCCAGGAACTCGACACGATTCACGGAAAAACATCGCGGGTTATCGCTCGGCAACACTCGTCGCCAATCCATGTATGGCTCATCCACCAACGATGCCCACAGCACGATGCCCGGCAAAACAAAAACAGCCTGCTGAGAAATTCCGACGAAGACAGTCGCGTCACCGGCGTCCGCTAGACACCGCATCATCATTTGCACGCTATCCAGTGAAAGCGTCATCGAGATTTCATCTTGCCGCACGATGTCTGTAGCGATCGGTAGATTGTAAACCGCTAAGCGGTGGCCATCACATCCAACACAAGTTACATACGCGGCATCCGGGCTGCTTTGCAAGCAAAGGCCACGCACAGCGCGAAGTTGACTATCCGAACGAATTGCATATCGACAATGCTGTATAGCCAACAGCAGCTCGTTAGCTTTGACGGAAAAAGAAGCGCGCGAGCCCGGTTGTACGGCAGCAGCATCCGGCGTGATGGGCAGCGCACCTATATCAAACGCCGGACTGGGAAAATCGTCTGCCGGGACTGTTCTTAGGCGCGCCTTGAAATTTTTTGACGCCACTGTGATTGTGGCGCTCTCTGGGCTGAGCGATAGACAAACACTCTCATGATCAAGTCGATTCAGCCCTTGTATAACACTCTGTAAGCGTTCGCCATCAATCGCCACAGCGTGCGCCGGAGCCTCGCATTGCGTAGCAATCTCGACGCGAACGCGCGTGTCCAGATTGGTTGCTGACAAGAAGACGCGGGACGCACAGTGCGGCACAGGCTCCAGCAAGACATGTTTCAGCACATGTTTCAGCACATCAAGAGCCGGCTTGCGCGGTAACACTGGATCCAGCGCCCGCAACGCCGCACGCAGCGAAGCAAGAGCGAACTGCCATTTAAGCGTAGTTGTCGCCATTTCCTCATCTCCTCGCTAGCCACGCAGCTGAATGACATTGCTAGCGGGCTCTATACTCTCGCCCGCGCTAGAATATGCAACGTAACGACATGGGGAGGCGTGCGCATGCTCCAAGAATTGCAAACTCTCCGGATCAAACCACAGCGCTACCTCTCCTTCCCACCCGTTCACATCGCGCTGTTTATCGACGATCAATACGCAATCCCTGTCATTGATCGTTGCCTCATCAGCGGGTACCCCCTCTCGATCAGCCCGCGCCATCTTTTCCTCTTTTGCTTTGTTGCGCCACACAATCAATACGTTAGCTGCGAGATCCGTCAGCGCCCCCGTGCCACGCACATCCATTTTTCGCGGCGGCGCATACTCGTCACGACCCTTTCTAGCGTGCGCGACTAGATGAACATGCGCATGATACTTGATCGCAAAATCTGTGAGACGGTCCATAAATTTCTTCTGTCCGTCGTAATCTTCTTCGTCAAATCCGCATTTCAATAGACTATCGATGATAAAAACGCGAATGTTGTACCTTCGCGTAGCATACGCAAACACCTCCAACATGCGATCAGCTTTCGCTGTCCCTTGCACGTCAAAGAGCCAGATCCGTCCCTCTAACCAATCCATCATATGCCGAATATATCCCTCAGACGGCTTTGCAAGTGCACCCGCTTGACGCAGCATGCGCACTAACGTCTTTCTGGGCGGCATTTCCATTGACGCAATACACGATTCAATGCCTTTTGACGCCAGAAACAGAATGACATACCCCAACACCAGGCTTTTTCCGTGGCCGTTAATGCCGGTCCACAGCGATACGTCACCGGGTCTAAACACGATCCTAGACCCTACCTTGCCCCAAGGCGTGGAAGCCATCACGTCTTCAGCCGCCGGGAAAAATTCGTGCAAAACCCCGTCCAAGAACGACGACGGCGGCTTTAGCTCGTCAGGATCTAACGCCCGCGCGTGCGCCAAAGCTTGAAGAAATTCCGCGCGCCCGAGCCCTTTTTGCAAACATTCGTTTGCGTCCTTATGCGGCAATGTCACGACACGGCAGCGCTCTTCGCCGAGTCGTCGAGCGATTTCTTTTGTCGCGACTTGTCCGGCTTCATCAGCATCCAAGCACAGAAAGATAACGTCAAACTGATCTAGTCGATCATAATCGTTCTCAATCCAGTCTTGTTTGTGGCCGCCGCCGCCGCCGTTTGGAACGGACAGCGCTGGGATGCCACACTGATGCAGCGACATAGCGTCGAACTCCCCTTCGGTCAAACACACCTGCCGTACAGAAGGGTCCAGCGCTTGCCATCCAAACAAGCACGGCTCAGCCCCCGTTTCTTGACTAGAAATCTTCTTGCCCGCCGGCGTTCGCTCTAGCGCCAAATATTTGATGTTGACTAACTCACCATCGCGCTTGTACGGAAATAATAATGCTTCGCCGCTTGCGTCCCGCAGCGTGCCTTGTTTCAGCTGCGGTCCGAAACGTGCCGCAACCGGCTGGAACGCGATCTGAAACGCTGCCAGCGTTTCCGGCAAAAACCCGCGTTGCAACAAATATTGCATCGCCGCAGACTGCGGTTTTGGCGCGCTCACGCTTTTCGGGCGAGCTGGGCGGCGGTAGCTTTTTTTGGGGGCTGTATCGCGGCCATCGGGCACAATGCCCAGAAAATTGGCAGCTTCTTGCATCGCTTCCCGGAGCGTGCAATTTCGAACCGCCTGACACAGGTCCAGTAGGTCGCCAAACTTTTGCCCTGTCGCAAAATCCGCGCCGACGCCCGCTTTCGTTCCAGAAATGCAAACTTTCAAAGACTCGCCCGCCGAACCGTCCGTGTCACCGACGACCCACTCATGGCCCGCTTTACGTCCAGCCGGCAACAAGTAGCTACAAAAATCCAGAGCTCGTTCTGAGAGACGAGCGGCAAGATCAGTGGGTTTCATAAAACAGCCCTCCCCGTTAGTGATGTCTTGGCAGCAAAACCCGTGGCAGCCATAGTTGCGTCACAGTGTGCCATGAAATGACAGTCAGGGCCATAAAATGTTGCCGCCTGTTTTACGAATTGCGTACCGGTTCGTCCGGAGCGCTGCACGAACTCAGCATACGCGCTCGTTCCGGCGAGCAGCTGTTCTGAGGAATAGCCCTCTTTCAATCGCGCTCGCCATGCTCGGGCAGCGGCGGCCCAGTTTTGCCCGCCATCACGTGCCGGATAAATCTCCTTTGCTTTTTCAAATTCAGGAATATCGCTGGTATCCAAAACGTGTCGCGCACGAGCCGCGCCATGCGCGGCCGGTTTTGTTGGTTTCTCTTTTTCTGTCTCCTTCTCCTTCTCCTTCTCCTTCTCCTTGCTTCGAAGGGGCTTGGAAGGGGCTTCGAAGGGGCTTCGAAGGGGCTTCGAAGGGGCTTCGAATTCGAGCAATGAAAAACGATAGCGACTGACAAAATGTTCTTTTAATTCAATGTCTGGGACTCTGCTTAGCTCGTTTCGCACCCCAACGACCTGCTTGTCGTTCGCCTTGAGTTGTGATGCGATTTGAAATCTCGCCATTGCGATGACCCAAACCCATTCGTTGGCAGCGTCATACTCGCAAAAACCAACGTCCTCCAGTCTCGAAAGGGCCTTGCAAGCCCCTTCAGAGGACAACCCCGTATCTGTCGTAATATATTGAATAGGGCAGTAATATAGCCCGATCATGTTGGCGTGAGGGGCTGTCATCAGATAGAACGCCAGAACTTGCGCATCAGGATCGCTTCTAAGTGAACGCCCCGTTTGTCCAGACCAGAACGCCGGCGAAATCTTTGCGAAATCACGCATCATGCTTCCCCTGAGTAGCCGTTACATGTTGAGTCAATTAGCGACCGTCGCTGTTGCCGTCGGTTCTATTCGAGAATATGATGGCACAAGATTCAGGCCGCAAGGAAAAAATATGACTATCCCTGCTGTGTATCAGCGAAGTCCCGCAGCGTTGCTAGGGGAGCGGCTGCAGCAAACAGCCCTCAGCGGCAAAGAACTAGCGGAGTGTCTCTGTGTTCGTCATGATGTCGTCAGCAAATTGCTGGCCGGAAAAGTTGGTATTAATCCGGAACTTGCAACGCGGCTCGGTCGATTTTTTGGGGACCGACCTGAATTTTGGATGACGTTGCAAGCCGAACATGCACTCGCTCTGTTCCGGAAAAACGGGGGGGAAGCTGCCATCGTCGCTGAAGTGCGCCCGCGCTCAGCAGGAGCAAGACCGTGACCGAACAAACGACCATCACGTTTCAACGCTACAGAACACCGCAGGGCATACCCACTTGCGCCGCGAACTTTCTGTCGGCACCGCCCGACGCTTGTCTGTTTGTGCGCACCGTAAACTATGGGACCATGGCAATCTGCGCTTTTTGCGAAGCTGCGATCCATCATCGCCCAGATGGATATCTGGAACCGCTGGAGCAATGCCCAATCTGGGGCCGGATCGGGCATCCGGGCACGGTTCGGGAAAGCTGGTTCGAGACCGAGGCCGCCGCCATTGAGGC